TGTTGCAGCACTGTCATATACTTTTCCAAATGAAGAAACTGCGTTAGTCGAATCAATACCTGCTCCACCTGCCATAGTTACTTGAGGGAAATCTGCTAAAGCAGAAGCGTTAAGACCATTTTGGTCAAATACTCCGTCATCTGATAAGAAACCTGTTCCAAAAGGAGCTGCTCCTGTCCAAATAAATTCTTCTAGTTGCTCTCCTGATTTTCCTGCAACAGTAGATAATAAGAAATCCTCAAATGTTCCTGGTAGGTTTCCATTTCTGTCCATATTTTCTCCAATCCATGTAGGAAAAATCGTGCCACGACATACTGATTCATTCACTTTTAAATCTGTAAGCGTTAATACTTGTTCTGTTAACGTAGGAGCTCCAGGATAACCTGTACTCCAATCACAGTTAGCAGCCTGAATAGGGTCTGAAATACCTAGATTAGATATTACAGCTTTACTATTTAAGCCATCTATTGTTCTTACATAGCCTTTCGCAACAGTATCCGCAGATTTAACGGCAGCTGTTACATAAGGCATCGCTAATTTTCCAGCGTAAGTATTGTCAGTAACAGTTACATCAAACTGATACTCTTTTGATAAGTTATATTTATTATTTGCCATTTTTTAAAATTTATTTATTATTAATGTAATATGCTGCTCTTTCTTGTGCAGACATTCTCGCTAAACTCGTTTTGTCCGATTTAGTTTGAGTTTCAGGATTATGAGTAAAGCCCTCTGCTCCTGGTGTATTTTCTATTTCTGATAACTTAGTTTTTAAGTGTTCTACTTCTTCTACTAAGCTAGTGACCATATCTTTAGACATTTCCACTTTTTCATCTTCAGTGTTTTCTTCAACAACTTCTTCTTCCTTAGATAGCTCCTCAGTTTCTTCTTCAGCTTTATCGCCAAACACCTCTTTTTCTAAAGCAGCAACTCTATCTTTCATTTCTTCAAAAGTTTTAGCCCAGTCAGTATCTTCTGCATCAGCCATTTCTTCTTTTCCCTCATCCTCAGCTTCTACTTCCTCAGCCTCTTTTTCTTCCCCTAAGTCTAGAATTTTCCCATTGTCATCAATAGTTATTTTTGCTCCATCTTCCATAGTATATGAACCTGCTGACAAAGGACTTGCCTCGCCATCATCATTTACTACGAAAACTTCTGAACCAATCATAAATTGTTCATCTTCAGTAGCTATTACCCTGCCATCATCTAATATCATTTCAGCATACATTTTAACTTCCTTAGATTCTTTATTATCAATAGACAATAAAGTTTTGATTTTTTCTAACGTGTCTTTCATTGTATAGTATTTTTATAAGTATATATAATTAATTTAATATTTGTTTACAGGCTACCTTTTTACAGTACCCCTTTTTATAGCTGAACATATTTTAGCAGCAGATTTTTCTCCATACTTTTTTTTCATATCAGCGATACATTGTTTCCAAGGATATTTAGCTAAAGCCCTTTTTGTAATGTATTCTTTCATTAGCTCAAATTGGTCTTTTTCATCTTGAGCTATAATCATTCTAATCCTGTCTAATAAGTCCTCATCGCTTATTATATCTTCTTTAGTGTATTTCTTTTTCTTTTTAGTGTACCTTTTTTTCTTTGTGAAATCGTGCATAGTAGCCTCAATTAATTTGTCAGTAAAATATCCCTCTATACTAAATCCTTTTACTTCTTTGTTCTTCACTTTATCCCACACCTCATCATTATTGACTTTCATTTTCACGAACCACGTTCCAAGTGGCATTTTCTCAAATCCAAATTGTGATGATTTATCAAATTTTTCATCCTCCTTAATCCAGCTTTCTACAACACTTAATCCCTCAATTGGTACTTTATGCTCATAAGTAGCATTATTGTTTCTTAGACTACCCATAAATAGCTCCTGTGCCTTTTTAATTGTTTCTTTACTAAAATAAACTGTGTATTCTTCGTTAAGTTCTTGGTCAAATCTTGGTATTTCTTTCTCAGGAATAAGCACAGCTCCTACTAAAGTCTTTTTTTCTTCATCTAATTTTGCTAAGGATAGGAAATTGTCTTTACTGAAAAACACCCAGTTCTCCTCTATCGCAGGAAATTCTACTAGGCTTATAGCTTCTACTCCAAATCTTTCTGATTCTTCATCTATGATTAATTCTACTAATCTTTTTTTTACTTTTTTTTCTGCCATTGTAATAGTATATATTAAAAGTTAATTTTTTGTTTATAAGCTAGACTGTAAATCTAACTCACTTTGTAAAGCCTGAGCATTACTTATATCTGTTTCTACAACATAAGCCTGAACTGGAGCTTGTTCAGAATCGCCTGTACCGAATGTAATCTGTGGAACTTCTCCTGTTTCATCAGCCCCTCCACCCTTTGAGCCTCCTCCTCCATCTCCACCCATAGAACCACCACCACCTCCTCCAGCTTCTCCTAATGCTCCTTTAGCCTGTGCCACCCCTGCGAATACAATAGCTAACATTTGTAACACTAATCCTGGAGTAAGTACAGGGGCTGCTGGTCCTGCTGCTGCTGCTGCTGCCAAAGCTGCTGTATATGCAGAGCTAATTTGCCTACCTGTATCTATAGCTATTTGTAATAATGCTGCTTTCTTTTCTTTCTTTCTTTGTTGTTTTTCTATTTTATTTTTTTTCTTATTAAACTCATCTTCAGTAATTAATCCTTTATTTAACTTCTTTTCTAACTCAGTAACTTCTTTTTTTGCCCCACTTCCTGCAATTGACACTAAAGAATTTATAGTACTCATAGCATCATCTACTTTTTTTCTATTTGCTTCTGCTTGTGTTTGTTCACTTAATTCTATATACTCATCTTGAATTCTTTTAAGTTCTTCCTGCTTCATTTTTTCTATCTCTACTTCACTAACTCCTAGCTCTATTGCCTTGTCTAGCATTACCTGGTACTTAGCGTTAACAGCTTCTATTTCTAACTGTTCTGCCGATTTATTAAGATTAGCTAATTCTTCTTGGTTCTTTTTAATAACATCTAGCAACGCATTTTCATCCCTTGTAGTTATTTCTAATATTTTAGCATCCCTATCTTTTATTAATTGTTCTCTTTCTTCCGTACCCTCTAAAGTTTGGTCTATTATATCATTATACTTTTTCTTTACAGCATCTATTTCTTTTTCCTGGTCTGTTTTTCTAAATTCTGCTACTACTATTGCTGCCTGTTCTTTTAAAATCCTCATAGTTTCCTCAAACTCTAATTCAGCTTGTAGTAAATTAGATTCATGAGTACCCTGTTTGGATTCTATTTCTTGATTATTTTTATCTATATTAGCTTGATTTTGTTCCATTAATAATAACGCTTCATCAATTGCAGCCTGATTGCTTTCTATTGCTCCATCAAATTGATGTTCAGTTTGCTCCCTTATTGTGTTATAATAACCTTGAATATCATCTGCGAAACTTCTTAAAACCTCTATATCCTTTTCGCCCTCCTCAGGGTCAATAATAGTTCCTCCAAGTCTTAAATGTTCATCTTCGTCAAAATGTTTTCTAGCTTGGTCTCGTAAAGCGTATCTAATATCATCATCTAAGAATAATAAATCTTGAGTAGCGTTTTCTAATTGTTTTAAACTCTCAGCATCTTCTATTTTTCTTCTTGTGCCAATTCTATCCTGAAACTCTTTTTGCCTATCACTTAGACCAGCGTATAATTCATCATATATTTCTAATACTGTTGCTTTTTGCCCCTCGTGTGCTTCTTCAAATTCCATTCTAGCATTATCTTCTTCCTGCATCCTTTTTATATCTTCCATTAATTGCTCATTCTCCTTTTTCTTTTGGTCTATCAATTTTTGTGATGCTTTTATACTAGCTTCATTTCCTGTTGTATCTACAGCTTTTAAATCGTTTAAATGTTCCTGTGCTTTTGCATAAGCATTAGCTGCTGATTCTAATTGCCCTTTTAAACTCAAATCTTCCTTTTCTACTTGAACATTTTTAGTCATTTCTTTTCTAATATCCTCATAGGCTTTTCTTTCAGCTTCTAATTCTTGAGCTACCTTTTCTGCTCTTTCTTTTTGTTGAGCTGCTCTCTCTTGTTCTAATGAATTTAAGTTTGTTAATTGCTCAGACCTTTGGCTTGTAAGCCTTTCATCTATTTCAGCTAATTTTGTTTTTGCTTCAATTACTCCCACTTGTAAATCTATATTATCTCTATCCAATCGCAACTCCATTTCAGCCAACCTTAAAGCTTCCTCTGCCATGTGCCTTTCTTCCTCTCCTTGTTCTGCTAATATTCTTCCTAGTTCTTCGTTGGCTTCTATTCTTTCAGCTATTGACCTTGATGTGTCATCCCTTAACTGTCTTTGTAATTCAGCTTCCCTTTGATACTCTAATTGTGTAAGGGCTAATTCTGCATTCATTAGCTTTACCTCATTCCTTAACGATACTACTTCTCCTGCCATATTAGCCATTGAATCCCCTGCATCATTAGTTATACCAATAAGACTACCTAGCCAACTAATAGCACTATTAAACATGTCTATCAAGCCCTCTAAAATGCCTGCTACAAAACCTATAACATCTCCTAATACATCAAATATTGGTTTTAGTTTTAACATTATTCTTCCAAAAGTATCTGCTGTTTTTTGATTCTGTGAAAACATACCTGTAAGACTAGCTAATAAACTGACAAATAATCCTATCCCTGCTGCCTTTAAAGCTCCACCTATAAATTTAAATCCATTACCCATCATCTTCAATCCTCCTGATGCGACCTTTCCACTTGTGCCAACACTATTTAATCCTTTGCTTAAATTGTTTACATCTTTTTCAGCCTTTTTTGTGTCTGCCTTAAAAAATAATACTAATTCTTTCATTCCTAATGCCATAATCTAAATGTTTTTTTTAGTTGTCTTTTAAATTGTTTTTTTACCTTTTCTACATCTTTAGTATATTCCTCTTGACCATATACAAAGTGTAATTCTTCATCCTCTAAATCTATTTTAGTTACAATATTTAATGTTAGAGGAATCATAGTAGCTAATTTTTTTATATCTAATTCCATAATAAAAATCCAAAGTCTTGATAAAGTATGCCTGAACCATTTTGGAAAATAGCAATTTCTCCTATAGGCTCTCCATTTGGGGCTATACCTGTAATTAATAATTTTACTTTTGCCAGCCAGTTTGTTGTATTATTGCCTGAATGTGTAATAGTTAATTTTAAGCTATTGTCTGAACCAAAAGTAGATATATCAACTGTAGGTTCAGGGAAGTCATTATCTCTTTGTTCCTTATCTTTGTATTGACTTGTTGAACCTGCGTATGATTTTTCGTTACTTGCTGGGCTTTTTAACACACTATAATACTCAAAGAATCCTACTTTGCCTGTATTTCCTCCTGTTCCTCCTACTATATTTCCAGTTAGCTCTACATTTATATAAGCCATAGTATTAGGGGGTAAATTTATTATTCTATCATTTACGTTCTGTTGTCTTAAATTACCTGCTGTAGAACCTTGTGTTACACACTCTAAATAAAATGTAGATTCTTGAGCTGGCAGATTTGCATTTCTTCTTATTACTTGAGTATTACTATCTTGAATAGGTAGCATTGGTAAAGCCACAGGGGGGCTAATTGGTATATCTTCTCCACCTGCTGGAGTTCCACCTCCACCACCTGCTCCTCCACCATTAAGACCACCAGCATTTCCTCCAGCTGCTACCATTCCCCAGTAACAAACTCCTAGCCCTAAATTAGGAAGCGTTTCCTCATACCAATAAGTCTGATTAGCATCTTTACAACATTCATTAGTAACATTATATCCTACATCACCAGTATTAATATTAGTAAAAAGAATCTGACCTGAACCTGTCCATGCGTATTGAATATATTGACAGTCGTAATTTAATTTAGATATAGCTTTTATTAGCTTGACTTTTGTTGTTTCATTTCCTCCTACTACATAGCTATCAACACTAAGAACTCGCCATAATGTATTTTTAATATATACAGGATTTTTAAATGAAAAATTAGCAATATCATCTTCGTTTAAATGTATATTGCATTCCATTATCCTAGCCTCATCACTATATATTTCATTTATATAACTCGCCCAGTAATCATTATAAAAACCATGAATACTCTGCGTATCGCCAAATATATTAAAAGTATAGCCAGTAAGAAATTGAGGATTATAATATTCCCAGTGCAGGATTTTGGTCGCTGAATTTACTCCACCTCCTATCGTACTTAAATTATATTGAGTACATAAAGGAAATTTATTATTTACATTTAAAGCCTCAGTATCTCCTAGCATAGTATATACTCCTGATATTATATTAAATTCCCAATTATTATCCCATTGGTCGCCCATATCTGTCAAAGTAATAGGCGTTCCACTATAATAGAATAACATAGGCTTTCCATCTGTAATAGGATGTTTATTTCCATTATCATCTACTTCAAAATTATAAGCTATAGCCACTTGATTATTAGGTGTCATCCCTTGCATATTATAAGCCCAGTGTCCAATTCCTTGAGCAATAAAAGGAGCATAGATACTATGATTTTTAAAATTACCTGTTGCAAAATCATTATTATTTATCTGCTCTATACTACCATATACTCTTTCCCATTTATCAATATAACTTTTATTTAATATATCTTGATTTTCTAAATCAGAAAATAGTAGTGTCCTTTTTTGCATTTCATTAGTTGACTTAATTATTTGTTCTTTAGAAACATCTAATTTATCAGTCCAATATTTAGTTTCTCCACCAGCAATATAATCCTGATATGGTTCTATAATTAAGTTTTTAGCATTACTAGGATTGCTCGTTACAATTAAGTTATATCTTGAACATAAATCTTTTACAAAATCCCCCTGAGTAATATCAGGCATATTGTGTTCCATAATAACCTCTCCATTAATTCCTCCATTATTAAAAAGCCCTTCTCCTAGATTTATAGTTTGTATAGAACCATTATAATATCCAGCTAAAAATAAGCCATTTCCTAAATTTCCTGATGCGAATACAGGGGCTATAGTTACCTGCATAAAAGGAGCGTAATTAACGAAATCAAGAATACTAAGTGTTTGAGTAAATTGAACTTCAACCCCAGCTGCTCCCACGCTAGGATTTACATTTACAGTTTGTTGAGTAAATGCCATTCCATAGTTCCAGTTCCAGGATTGAGTAACATTATAACTTTGTATTGTAGTTCCTGCAACAGTTGTGGGGGCTAAGTATAAAGAAAAATTAACTTGTATTACTACTTCGCCAAAAGGAGCTTCATCCCCTGAATCAGGGTCATAAGGAATATATAAAGTAGGTACTGTTTCCCCTAAAAAATTTACAGCGTTTAATATGCCATTAGTATCAGATTCTATTATATTAAATTCTATAGGTTCTAGATTTAAATTATATGCGTAGCCTGTAGAAGCTTGATTATATCCAAAAAGTTCTGATACAGTAGTAGTTGTAGATGCACTAAATCCCTGATATACCTTTACTCTAGTCCTTTCATATTGAGGGGCTAATGTCATAAATTGCCTACCAAAGAAAGTATCTATATCTTGTGCATTATTATTCAACCCTAGAAATGTACTTGTAATAGTATATCCAGCCCTTGCTGCTATTATCTTTAAAAGCCTTTGTATTCTTATGGCAGGCTTTAAATTACTTGCTGTAATTAAGCCATAATAATTTACGTTGCCTTGCCAGGTACTATTAATCCCAACTTCACTATTTGCATTTAAAGGGTCTAAGTAATCAGGATTCCAGAACATACTGTCGCACAATGGAAGTTGAGTATGACCATAATCTATAATAGGATATAGTATGTCATTTTCCGTTGTTTCTAGCATTGTAGTTACGCCTGTAGTCCAGCTAGCCTCTACATTGGCTAAAGTTAATCTGTGGTCTAATTGCCTATCTACTGTTCCATCATCACGTATAAAGGCTTCTCTTAATTTTTTACCTTTTATATCAGCAAAGAAATTCGCAGTATCTCCAAACACCACAACCTCATATAATCTTGAATTTAAATATATTGATTTAAGCTGTATATAGCCCTCTAGTTGTGGAACACTATCCACTAAAATTACAGCCTTAAATTTTTTTCTAGTATTATATATTAAAGTATCTAAATTAACATCAAACCAATTCTCAAAGAAATTATTATTTGAATCAGTAAAAGGTATTTTAATAGTCTGACTAAAATTAGACCTCCTTTGGTCAGGCTCTTTAATATCCAACCAATTTAGATTTAGCCTTATATTAGGGGCTTTTTGTAAGTCTAAATCATAAGGCTTTTCAGGTAAATTAAATAGCATAGCATTATCAGGAATTGCTGTTGTAACACTATATAAAGTAACAGTAGAAGCCCCATCTACTGACTTTATAACTCCATATATCACACCTGCATTATCTGTTAACGTGTCGCCTGCTACTAATCTATCTACAGCAGAATAACCATCTGTTGTAATTACTGTTTCTGAATCTGATACAGGATATGTTGAACCTGGATTATTAATTACGACTAATGTGTCTGTCAAAGTTGGTCTATATACTACTAATCTTGTATTCATTAACTATTGGTTCTTATTGTATTAGCATACTCTAAATCAAGAGAATATTGAATTTTTACCCTATCATTAACGCTGGTTTTTTTTATGTAACTTTTATTTTTTAATATAACAGGATATACTATATTACTATCTGCTAATATTTGTACATTATTAGAAGTAAACAATTCCTCTAGCCAACTAGCCTCATCATCATTAAGCCAATCGCTATTTACTTTTAATTTTCTCGTAGCTTCACTAAATAAAGTCTGCCTACCTCTATCCCAGTTGTCATATCCAAATGTAAGCTCATTCCAAGTACCTGGCATTTTAGCACTTTCAGATTTTCTAATATCTACACTCTCTACTGATTTACCTCTAAAATTCATATAATCCCAAGCCCCTAGTCTATTCACCCAAGCTAGTCTAACATTATCATATCTAGTACAAGATTGATGTCTGTCATCTACACTTGCCCCACTACCATATCTATAAAAGTAATATTTTGCAGTTTCTATGGCATTACCTAAAGCATTTGTACCATATATTTCATAGTACGCCCAGTTTGCAAAATTAGATGGTTTTGCATCTGGCTCATCTTCTTGTTCTTCTAGATTAGCTGTTCCACAACCAAAGTACAATAAGCTATTTTTCATATCATCAGCTGTACCCTTACCACCACTAGCTGTATCATTTGTAAAATAATGAACTGTAGACCCACCACTAGTCCCTGCTATAGCAACACCTGAAGAATCATAATACTTTATATAGATTCTTCCTATAGCTGCTCCATCAGTTACTAATCCATTTTGAATAAAGGCTACTGTCAATTCATCAATATTATCTGCTGCTGTACTACTACCTCTAACAAATTGTACTGTAGGAGCATTAGTTAAAAACCTTTTACCTACATTATTTGGTATATAGCCTGTTAAAGGATTATTAGTACCATCAATATCTAACCCCCCTATATTTGAAGATGTTTTAGTATAAGGCGTTGATGCAGGAATAGAGTATATAATTTCATTGTCTAGGTTTAATGTTTCTTCAGGGCTTGAATTAGCATCGGCTGCCTTTTCATATCCACCTACTATTTTTACGCCTATAAATTGACTTGTGTTTTGCGAATAGGCATTACTGGTATCAGTTATTCCTATTGAATGAATACTCCCATCTATTGATTCTTGATTACCTACATTCTTTTCTTGCGTTTGTAAATATGTACTAACTATTTTTGAAATATCTACTATGCCTACATCTGCCTGGTTTTTATATAGCTTTATTTTAGCTTTTTGTTCCCAAGTAGTGGCATTTGTTGTACTTATATATATCTGAGCTATATATCTAAATTTAGCTGCATTAATTATAGACCCTGTTGTTTCTTTTAATATAAACACCATAGGGCTATTTGCTGCTGCTAATTGGTTTGGTTTTTGTGTTATTGAATACGCCATTTTATTCTATCGTTATTTTGTTAGGAAGTTTGTTTATTAATTTACCAAAGTCTAATCTAAATGCTTCTACAAGGTCATTAGGCAGCGTTTTAAGGGCTTTCTCTACTGGCTTAGAGTAAAACATAGTTCTTTCTAATCCTCGCCTTTTAATGGAATATCCTATTGCAAAGGCTGCTCCTAGTTCATTTCCATCTTTTAGGCTTATAGGTTTATTGCTTATCCAGCCTTGAATAGCATTTGCCAGCTTTCCTTTTGGATTGGTGTACTTAAAACTAAAGGGGCTTCCTGTAGTATTCCTTAATGTTTTTCGTTCTACATCTTCACTCGCATCGGCATATCCCTTTCCCTTTACTCCCTGGTCAACAAATCGCCAGTAATCATCAGCCTTGCCAAATCCAAAGCCTAGTGTAATAGAACTTTGGTCTGTTTTCATTGTATAGTGATACTCATTAAATAAAGTATTTGTTTTAGTTCTTTTTTTATCTTTATTTAATATAGCCCTCCCCTCTTTAATTATATTAGAAGCAAAAGTAGTCATTGACTTTTCTAAGTTCTTAGCCTCTCCTTTTATAAATTTGCCATCTGGTCCTCTTAATTTAAATACTACAGCCATTATGAATTTGGGTCATTGTCTGATGGCTCTACAGGAGCTACGCAGAGATTATTAGTATTATTTACTTGTATTGACATACTAGCTGACCATCCTGTTAATATATTAGCAAATCTAGCTGTGAAAGGTTCTGTACTTATTGGCAAGTCTAGAACAGCCTCATTAGGCACATAGCTTAATTTCTTACCACTATCTCCTCCTGATGTTTGTAAAGCTAAGTTCTGCCTGAATTCAGCTATTATATCTTGTGTCATTTGTAGTGTATTTGTCCATACTTCATTTCTATTAGTCAAATCTTCTTTAAGTGTATCTAAAATAAATATAGTAAATGAGTATGTTAATACTCCCATATCAATAGTAGCTGTTCCAGGCTCACAATAAAGTATCGGAAAGTCTGATTTATCTAGTTTATTTACATCCACCTCATCTAAAAAGCCTGAATGGAAAGAATTAATTAAATAGTGATTAGTAGCTATATCACTAAAATCATCTATTACGTTTTTGAAAGTTATCATATTTATTTTTTGTTGTACTTATTTTATCTTGTTGATAACATAAATAGGTCAATACTAAATAAAACTCTAATTCTGTTATCTTTGTTACATTGAGAATGTTCTCATTTGCGAGAGAAAATATCACGTTATACCAACCCCATTTACTCCCTAAACTTCTTTCCTCAACTTCTCCATCCCCTTTTTCAAATATTTGTCCAAAGAGTTTTGTAGTTTTTTTCCTAAAAGAAAAAAAAAACTCAATGCAGACATCGAGGGAAGTATTGGAAAGTCTAAAAACTCATCCTGTATTTCTTTGCTTGGTACATAAGGCTCAATACTATATCTCCTATTTGTTTTTTTAACTATTGGTCTATATAGTATGCTCATTATCTTATGTAAATTATCCTCAGCATTTTTACAATGTTCCTCTATATCAATATATTCCCCCATTGTTATCTCGCTTAGGTTAGGAATAAAGCCATACTCTTTTCCATTCCATTCTACTGTTTTTACTAGCTCTTTAGTATCAGGCATTTCTTTTTCTAAGAATTTTAGACTTTTTAACACCTTATTAATGCTAGTTATTTCCATGTTCTCAATCATTCTTTTTTCCAGCCCACATACAACACTCAGTACCTCTAAATTAAATTCTTCTTCTTTAAGTTTTCTTTCCTTTACCTTTTTAAATTGTAAGTACATCCTTATTGAAATACCATTCCAGTCCTTTGGAATACTAACCTTTCTACTTTCTCTACTCATTTTAATAGTATATATAATTTATTAATAATCGTTTATAAAATATAATATTTGCCACTATGATTAGTCATTAACTTATTCAAAGCAGCGTACCTAACAGCATCAATTAAATGGTCTTGCTGATTGGTAGCAGGTTTATTTACTATATGTCCGTTTTTATCAGTTAGCCATTTGTAGTATTTAAACTCATTCAAGGCATTTGTACTACTCTTAGTTATATGTAGCTTAAAACGCCTTAAAATGTCTATTCCCATATTAATACTATCAGCCCCTTTTTTAGCCCCCTTTACATTAAAACCCTGTCTGTATAGTTCTTCTATTGACTTAGGCTCTGCACTATCAGCAATTATTTCTGTCTGTCTTGTAATATTTAGTTCTTTTAGTCTTTGTGCTATATCCTGATTTGTTAATCCTTTGCTATATACTAATTCATTAATATATAAATCATCATTTAATTTAAACACTTCTGCTATAGCTGTAGGGTCATTAGAATATCCAAAGTCCATGCCTATAGCCACTAGCTCTGCTTCATTAGGAATATTGTTACATATCTCAAACTGTCTGAATATAGTTTCAGTAGGCTGTGCCATATCTCCTAATCCGTATATCTTCCAGTAGTTGCTGTCTAAATCCCTAAGCCTTTCTATCTCCTTAATTGTTTCATCAGGTAAAAATGGATTATCTAAATAAGTAGATTTAATAAAGGTACAGTCCTCTCTATTTATTACATTATCATATATCCAACTATAAGGGTCTGAGGGATTAAAGTCTAAATATATATTTTCCGTAGTCCTTAAACTGAGTTGAATCCAATCCTCAAAACTAAATTCATTTGCCTCATTAAGCCAAAGTATATTTCTTTTTCGCCCCCTTATCTTTTGTGGCATATCAACTGATATGAATTCTATTTCATTATTATTTAATTTGTATGTAAGTTCAGACTTATTATGTTTGTTGGGATTGTAAAGGTTATGCTCCTCTAATATATTAAAGAAATCTTTATAGGCTGTACCCTTTAAAGCAGGCAAGGTCTTTCTACAAATAGTATATACCTTTCCTTGCTCCTGTAATGCTTTAAGGATTATTAACTGTGCTAAAGAATAAGTCTTGCTGCTTCTAGTACCACCTTGATTAACTACTATTCTAGTATTAGCATTAAGATTTTTCTGTAGGACTATTGTTCCCTTTAGGTTTAATGATTTCAATTTCTATCTTTTTAATTTCTTCATCATTAGAAGTTAGATTTATATGCTGCTGTTGTATATATCCCCTTTTGTGTCCTTTATGTTGTAAATAAAATATAATACTTCTTTCCTTTTCCTTTTGTATGTTTTTAAATAACTGACTTTCTACAAAGTCTAATTTTACATTATCTATCTCATCTACTTTATTTCTAAAGTCCTCATCTTCTTTATACCATTTGTAAAAACTACTTCTACTTATATTTGCTTTATTACAAGCTGTAGATACTATCCCTAGAGAGGTTTCTAAACTCTCTATTAACATTTTTTTCTTTATGTGTTCTTTTTTGCTCATTATATTAAATTTATTTTATATTCTATTTCTTTTATAAATGCGTTATGCTTTTTGTTATTACAACTTGAAAGCTCTATGTAGTGTAAATCATGTTCAGGGAAAGTATGTATAGCAAAATGGCTTTCTGCTAATAACCATATAGCTGTATATCCTTGAGGTTTAAAGTTATGCTCCATAAAATTAAGCACATTAAATCCTACCTTTTTTAATAGCTTATCATAATACTCTTTATAATCCTTTTCATCATTTAATGCTTTTAGCCATTTATTATAATTCCAAATCTTTGCTTTCATATTGTAGTTCTTTATAGTTTTGTTTTATGTTTTTAATATCGCCCTTGTAAAATACCAGTATATTTTGATGACACTTTCCTATCTTTCTGTTTACCATGTACCTCCTAACTCTTTGGGGCAAAGTTCCTAAAGGTTCTATATATATCATTTCATTGTATAGCTTACAATTATTACTTATAAATATGTTTTTAATATCATTAGGGAAGTTTCTATAATAGCCATTATTTTGCCTTATGTCGCCACATACAATAACAGCAAACCTATCTTCCTTTAAACACTTAATACTGTCTGTAAAGGCTTTATTTATTATTTCCAAAAAACTCTCGTAATCCTTTTGATTACTTGCATCATTTTCCTGGTCGCTATAAACCTCTAAATCAAAATAAGGAGGACAACTAAATAATAAGTCTTGAGTATTTGGTTTAATGTGTTGTAAAACATTTTGCCCATCATCACATATATAATTACTTTTACTTCCTTTTAGTCTTTTGTTGTTTAAATCTGCCTGTTCTTGTCTTAATTCTATTCCTGTGAATTTATTACCCAAATAATCTGAAACATATCCAAAAACACTATCCCCAGCAAAGCAATCAAAACTATTGCCACCATCTACTCCAAACCATCTATTAGCAATTTCAGCAATTACAGGGTCTAATATAGAAACACCACTATTAATGCCACTCATCAACTCGCTTTCGCTTAATGTGTTTTCCCTACTCTCTCCTTTATCATTTATTAATTTGTGCCAAGTTTTCTTTCTATCTAGCCAATATCCCTGCCTACTATCTAAAACACTAAAGGGGGGCACTGTAAAGCTGTCTGTCAGCTTATTATGGCTTTCCTCTATCTTATCTATATTAAAACCTAATTCTATTTCTTTAAAGCCCCATTCTTTTAAGTCCACTATATCAAATTCATTCGCCAGTATATCCATATCCCAATCCCCCCCTGATTTATTTAGCCTTACATTTAATTCTCTTTCATCTTCCTCGCTTAGATTTACGCTTACTGTAGGCACTTTCTCTGCTCCAAGCTCTCTTAATATTCTAAGTCTTTGATGTCCACCCACAACTACATTTAATCTTTCAGGATTAATGTTTATTATAATAGGGTCAACGCATCCGAATTTCTCCATACTTGCTTTTAAATCCTCGTATTGTTTATTACTAATCTGTCTAGGATTGTATTCAGCAGGATTAAGACTGTTTATTTCTATCAATGTAATTTTCATATAAATATTTTTTAATGTTTTCCAAATGTTGTATTCGGCAATAAGTGTTGAATTGTTTGTCTACTTCTGCTCTATTATGACAATCTCTACAAAGACATATTAAATTTTCCACAAAGTCCATACATTTACTACCTCCTAATCCTCTGGCTTGTATATGATGGATGTCCTGTCCTGGACTTCCACACATCTCACACCCTATATAATCGCTTTCATCTAAGTAAAAAAAAGTCATATAGACTTTAGTATGATTTCTCATATCTTACAAGACTTTTCGTAAACCTTTTTAAGATTATTCATTATTTGTTTATTACAAGGGCTACAACTTTTCCACACAGGATTAACGCCAAATACACTAACATATAAAGCTGACACTATTTGCCTTTCAGCAGGGGTTAGCATTCCTTTTTTATCTACAGCAGGTATTACTTCATCATATATCTTTATCTCATCTTCTGTAAATTGTCTTATATTTTTAAAGTTTGGAAACATTTGATTGAGTTTCTTTCTTCTTTCCTCACATCCACAATCATCTCCTAATACTTTTTTAGCCACTTTATCTATTCCTGTAGCCTTTGTTATCTTTGCTATGGTATCGCCAAGTCCTTTACTTTTCTCTTTCATTTTTTAAATATTTTTTAACTATTCTTATTGATTTTCCTAAAGTGTTTCTGTTTATTTTTGTCGCCATCTGCATTGTGGTTAAACTGAATCCATTTAAATAGTAGATTTTAAATATTTGCACATCAAACCAATTTAAATCTTTGCACTTTTTATCTATCCAGTTCAACCTTTTTTCCATTTGTTTTAGTTCTTCCCAGTTTTCTATTCCAATACCTCCCTCTTTATTAAATATATAATTTTCTTTATATTGTTTTCGTAGTTTATAGTGCTTTCTGTATTTAGTATAAAAAGGAGAAGTTGAAGAATGGTATTGATTAATCATAATTCTTACAATATAATACAATAATTCTCCCCTTTGAATTAATCCATTAATCAACTCCTCCTCTTTGCTGTATAGTTCTAATATAACTTCATGTAGTAAATCCTCATAATCAGGATATCTATTTGATGATAATTTCCTGCTTACTTCAGTTAGCTTGGCATACTTTTTGTCTATATATACATTAAGGCTTAACACAATTTAGATATTCCCATTTCTAATAATTGCTCGTACTCCCATAATCCTAATTTACTACCTTCAATTTTAACATTTGTTTTATACTTATTATATAATTCCTTTTCTTTTCTAGATATATATTTTTCATAATCAACACCCTCAAAATCTGTTTCTAAATCTCTATATATAAATGTTTTTTCTTTTTCCCCATCATTAACAAAGAATATAAAACAATGAGTAAAAACTTTATGACTAGGCGTTCTAATGTTTTTATAAAATCTAAATGGTTTCATTTTTATATGTTTTTATTATTTCTATTACTTCCTCTAGCTTGTAACATATTACAGCTTTATATCCTCTAGCATTTAATTTAGCTATCCACCCTTTTTGTTCTTTAGTAGGCTTATTATATCCAACTTTCAACTCAATCATTAATCCATTATATTTATTGTTATTAGATGGTTCAAAAATAAGTATATCAGGCACACCTTTTGAGTAGTGTTTTGATAACATTCTCTTTTGTTTCCAATTGGACTTTCCTAAAAACACTCCTCCTAAAGTACATGTAAATAACATGCCAGTATATTCTAAATAAGTTACTACTGAATTTTGTAATTCTACTTCTTTCATTTTCTTCTGTCTATAAATATTGTTAATTGTATAAATAGTAAGTATATTCTTAATTCAAAATACGGATGAGCCTCATCAGGTTCGTAATGCCTTACTCCTAATAAAATTCCATTCCATATTATATGTATTATTATATTCACCTTTTAATCCATTTAATTTTTCCATCATAACTATTTACCTTTTTCTCGTAACCTAAGCTCTTTAAGTGTTTATAATAGCTTGTCAGGGCTGTTTGGTCCTGCTCCAGCCTTTTAGCAAAATGTATATCGTAGTAGTCAGGATATTTAGGTTCTGTTGTTTTATTAGTTTTTTCAAACTTTGCATTATTTCTACACCATCTTTTATATCTTAATGATGTGTTCCAGGTTTTCTCTAGCTCCCACCTCATCTTTCCTTTATTATTTTCTTCAGTCCAGTAGTCTAAGAAATCTTCTATAAATTCTTTAGGACTTAATTCTTTAATATCATTTAAAAATTTTTCCTTTGGGGATATACTATTATTATTCTTTATTATTATTTCTTTATTCTTATTAATAGTGTTAGAGTTTTTTAAAGTCTTGTTATTAAAATTCTCACATTCTAGTATTGAAGTTTTTTGAATACTAGAGTTTAAGTTTTTTAATATCTGAGATTCATCTATTTGAAAGTATAATTTAGCAGGCACACCCTTTCTAACTACCCTTAGTATGCCCCATTTTGTAAGTGTAGCAATTGCATTTTTTATTTGAAAATAACTAAGAGTAGTTGAACAAGAAAGGTTTTCTGTAGTACAAAAGAACATTCCATCTTTTAATTGTCCTTGTTCTTTAAAGTAATTTTGCTGTTGGTATAAGTGAGATAATACAACATTAGCATCTATTCCAAAGGCAACTAAAAGAGATTTATTCAAGATAAGAAATGGAGTAGATGCTAATATTGATTTTTTCATTGTGTGTTAAATATATAATATATTTTATATAAATATTAAGTTCATTATATATTAGTTATTAACACATCATTGTTAAAAAGGTACTTCAACAGGTTTCTTTTTGTTTAAAACCCATTCTTCAAATTCTTCTGCTGTACCTATTACTTGCGAAGTAGTACAGCTAGAACCTGAATGAAAATCTACTGCTGCTTTTAACATACTTTGTCTAATGATATACTTTTGCCTATCATCATTATTAGTATAGTTAGTAGTAAAACCTCCACCCTCAGGGATTATTTTAATAGAACCTTTCTCATTTTTAGAGTAATTATATTCTTTTCCTATTTCTAATCTATGCTCTGCACTTTTTTTAAAGATAGTACCAGTAGTTCCATCTTCAAATTCTAAATCAAACTTGTAAAAGTCTTTCCAATTACCATTAGCTTGAATATTTGTTAATTTTGATTTTGCCATTTTATTTAGTATTTAATTAATAATTCGTTTATATCCACATTTAATATATTACACAATTCTAATAACTCAGAAACTTTAAATGTTCCTGGACTTTCAATTTTATTTAATATACTGGGATAGGACAATCCCATTTTATCAGCAAGTTCAACCTTTCTGATTTTATTTCTAATCATTAGCCTATAGATAGATTCCCTTATATCTTGACTGGTATTTAAAACTTTATATTTCATTGTCTTTTTTATTTATTAATGTTGTAATCATATCGTAATATTTATCATACATTTTATTAAATGTAACTTTTACAGCAGGTCGCATAACATATCCTCT